GGGTATAACGCAAAAGTTCGTCAGGACAACGGAATTACTATTGGTAATGTAGATAATAATGTAGAGTTTGGTGTTCTAATTGGTGGTTCAAATCAAGTTTTTTCAGGTGGTTCTAAAAACTCATCAATCAATTCACACGACGGAGATGTTAACAGCACAGGTTCGTATAACGGACAACTCAACGCTAATGATAGTGTAATTTCTGGTTCAACTTCAGGTGCTACTATGATTGGAACACAATCAAGAGTTGCTGACGATGATGATACAACTTATGTAGAGAACTTGAGAACATTTGGGCAGTATTATTCTAATGGTTCAACAAATACTGGCTCAACCATAACTATTGATTTCAATACGGGAAATATTCATTTTATAGAGGTGAGTGGTAATTTAACTTTGACTTTGACTAATGTAAAAAATGGAGGAAGATATTGTATTATAACAACAACTACAGGAAACTATACCATCACTTCCAAAACTGCTTCAGGTTTTACATTCAAGACGGACAGCGGTTTTGATACTTTGGGTAATAGTAAAACTCACAAATTGACTTTAGATGTTATCGGTGATGTTATTTATGGAACTCACACCGCAGATTTAACTTAATATGTTGAATATTTTATTAGTATTGAAGAACTATAAAATGAACGCAAACTACTAAATACTAATTATTGATTAGTTAATAATTAAATTATATTTATAATATATGACCGATAATACCTCAGACAAAAAAGTTTCAGAAAATCTAAAAGTATTTGAGTTCGGAATCCCCGCTCGTGTTCCCATCATCGAAGAGAATCTTTTAATTAACACAAGAGTGCCTTGGGTGTACTATGGCGTTACAAACTTAGCTCCACAGGAACTAATAAGATTATATAATTCATCTCCAACTCACAGAGCATCTATCCAATCCAAATGGTATGGAACAAGAGGTGAAAAACTGATTGTAGAAGAAGGTAAAGAGAATAGAACTTTAATGGTCAATTCTCTCGGTGATACACTATATGATTTATGGAATAAATGTACTTTGGACTTTATTCTTTATGGTGGGTTCTCGGTAAATATAGTGTGGAGAAAAGACCGTGACTTAGGTTTTGAGATGTATTATATGGATTTCTCGAAACTTAGAGCAGCGAAATCGGACCTATACGACAAAGTACATCACTATTATTATTGTATTGATTGGGGAGCGTACAAACGACCAGGTTTTATTCCTCGTAAATTGAGTGCATTCGACCCGATGGGTGAGGACCCATCACAGGTTTTTTATTATACAACACATAGTGCGGGGAATAATTATTACGCAACCCCAAGCTATTGGGGCGGTGCTACTGCGATAGCGACAGAAATAGAAATCTATCAATGGTGGTATAGTAACATTTGTAATGGATTACAACCATCATTATTTGTAGGATTGTCTCCAATTCCATCTCCTGAAGAAAGACAAATGATTTATGAAAATCTTTCGGGGAAGTACGGAGGCAGCAACAATAGTGGCAAACTCTTCCTTACATTCAGCGATAACAAAGACCAACAGCCAGTAATCGAACAGATTCAACCTAACTCATCAGACAAACAATTTATTGAGATGGGTGAGGCAGTTCAACAAGCAATCCTAACTTCGCATCAAATTTCGTCCCCCGAATTACTCGGAATTCAAACTTCGGGCAGACTCGGAAGTGCAGACCATCTTGAAGCGCAGGACCATTTCCAACATTTGGTTATTGAACCAATCCAATCCGAAATTAAAACTGTATTCGAGAAACTATTATTACTCAGAGACAAAGAACCAATCAAGATCGAGATTGAACAATTCAAGATGGTTAGTATTCCTGATGCAGCACCTGTGAAACAAGTCGATGTTAATAAAGTTGAAGATGTCGGAGTACAAAAAGAAGAAGCCATAAATGATACACAAAATATAAATCCGAATGAGTAGTCCTGGTATTGTACCTCAGAACATATTGCTGATTTCAGAATCACGTCTGAAAAATTTTACTGACATTGACCCCAACGTTTCTAGTAGTTTACTCTTACCTTTCATCGCAGTTGTGCAGCAAACAAAATTGGAATACATCATCGGCGCGAAATATTATAAATCACTCTGTAATCAAGTCTCTTCAGGAACCATAACCTCAGGTTCAACTGATTGGAATTTCTTAGTGTATTTTGCGCAACCCTTATTAATTTGGGCAGCGTATGCAGAAGCTCTTCCATCAATATTTATGCGTCTCAAAAATAATGGAATAACTCATGGAGTTGAAAGAACTGTGACAATAGGTGAGATGGAGTACATGCAGAAAAGAGGTGATGATAGGAGTCAATTCTTCGAACAAAGAATGATTCAGGAAATTATATTCAATTCAAACTTGTATCCCCTTTGTTTCAACTATACTTCAAACGAAGGGTTGTTTCCACATCTCGGCAAACAATATTTCGGAGGCGTACACATACCAAATGGTCAATGGACAAACACTCCCGATTATATGATGAAGACCTATGGATTACCTTTTTATAGTGACCCCACTTATGCGTGTTGTGGAATATATTAAAAAACAAAAATGAATACAGAAACATTATTAACTATACTTGGGTCGAATGTGATTGTTGCGGTATTTTCGTATATTACAGGAATAAGGAAAACGAAAGCGGATACGGATAATACAATTCTAGCGGGTCTTGAACAGAGTGTATCTATATATCAAGATATCGTGAATTCACTTAGAGACGAAATTAAAACCTTGAATCAAAAGATATCTCATTTGGAATCAAGGATAGAAGAACTATATAAAGAAAATAAAAGTCTAAAATCTAATTTATAATGCCAATTCCAAATCCAAATAGGGGTGAATCAGAAAAAGATTTTGTTAGTAGATGTATCAGTAAGATTATTGATGAGTACGACCAATCTCAAGCTTCAGCGATTTGTTATTCAAAATACAGAAAAAAAATGTCAGAAGATAAAAAAGAACAATTATTTGTTTTAACTCCAAGAAAAAATGAGAACAGAGGAATGTACTTAAAAAGATGTTCCGCTCATTCAAAAATCAAATCACAGTTTGAATCACTGAAAGAAAGGTCAGCATTCTGTCTTTCTTCATTCAATGAATACTATAAGTATTGGAATAAAATAGATATGGCTGAAGTACCGAAAGATTCCTCTCTCGGAGAATGTATCGCTCGTGAGAAGTCCAAAGGATTTGACTACAAAGAAGCGTACGCACACTGTTCTTCCAAAGTTGGAACAAAACCACTTGGTTCAGGTGAGTCAATCAATCTCGCTGAAGACCTCAACATATTTGGTGTTAGACCAAAGTATTTTGATATGTGTCCGTTCGCTATCAAACTATTCAAACATTTCTTGGAAATGAAGTTAGATGAGGACACAATAGGAATGGTTAGAAGTGCCGCATTGATTGCAGACCGTGTATTCGAAATAGAAAAGATGGTCATAGAAAATGAATCTGTTGATGAACCTTCAATGATGGAAGCGGTTTCACTTGTTCAAGATTTCAAAGATATAATTCATGAAGTGGATGAAGAAACAGGTATGGTACATGATACATCATTTATGGATGGACATATAGAAAAAATTAAATCTTATATGGAAATGTCAGAAGATTTATTGGTTGAACCAGTGGAGTTTTCATTAGCGATGGATAAGTGTGTAGAGAATCACGTGATGGCTGGTTTCCCAAAAGATAAATCTATGGAGTTCTGTAAAAGCCGAATGGTTAAATAAAATTAAATTAAACAAAAAATGTCATTAACATTAATTAACAACTCAAGAGCGGTAGTAACACAACTTGGAGCAAATCCAGACGGTACTAGCTGTTTCACAATCACCTCTGGTTCTCTCCCATTATCTTCAGGACAGACATTGACAGCGGATAACACAACGATTACAAATAATATATTTTCTTACTTTGGTTCTCCTGAGGGAAGGATTTATATGTTTTTGGATAAGGGGGATGCACAGATTGATTTATACATCAATAACAACATTGTTACATCTACGGATAGTTCTAGTGGGTGGGCGACGATTAATTGTCCGATTCTGAGTCCGAGTGATGCGTTTGAGATTAGATTGATTGGTGCGTCTTCACCAGTACCTTCTCAAACACCAACTCCATCTCAGACCGCACCCGTAACTCCAACTCCAACAGGTACTCCGAGTCCAACACCAACCCCAAGTTCAACACCTCCAATTGTAAGAGGTCTGATTGGAGTTTCTTTCTATCCCCAAGATGATACAACTGTATTATCCGCTTGTACGGGTGATTTCTACGGAAATGATATTCTTCTAACACAATACAAACTCTCTCTTGGAGCACCATTTAATCCTTTCTTCTCAGGAACAGGATTTAGTGATTTCTCAACTGGTGGAACTGCGAACATAACGTTAAGCGCTTCACCTCAAGCAGGATTCTATTTGACAGATTATCCAGCAACAAGTAGACCTTCTTATGATGAACAAAGATTGACAGGATTTACTTACGCAGGTGTTTTTGGTGGTAAACCAAGATGGACAGGTACAACAGGAATGTATAGTGGTGGAACTCTTGTAGATACAGAACCTAACGCATACATTCAGAGAAACACTAATGGTCAATATGAACTTGGAGCAACAGGTATACCATATCCTGATACAGGTTATTTCTATGGAATGCCGACTCCATAATATTTATTATTTCAAGGACTGATATATATTTATTAGAGACGGGTTTTATTCTATTGCTATTCAGCTTTTTTTTCCCGTCCAATCTTTAATCAGGGAGTTTACCCATCTCCCTGATTTTTTTATCATTTTTATTTGACTATACCCTCCTATACCTTTATATTTGTAATATAAAAATCAAATATTATGGGACAAATAAAGGATTTATTGGAAGACTTGTTTGAAATTGACCAAATTATATTTCCTGATGATTTCGATTTCGATTATGAAATCGAGAAAGAAGCAATGGAAACAGATTATCAATATTGTAAATAATTTATTCATGAAAAAATCAATCACACCACAACAACAATCTTACATCAATTCTTTGATGGAAAAAAGAATGAAAAAACAAAAAGAAAAATTGTTTACCAAAGAACAAGATAAGGAAAGAATATGGACTTACCAAGAAGAAAATTATCTGTGTAAAGATGGTAGAACTTGTCTTGAAAGACAAATTGAAGAAATTAAAATTAATTCAAAATGAGTTTTAAGGTTGTTGTATTCTTGGAGTATAGTGATGGTCGAGTAGAACATATCTTATGGGAACCTGAAATGTATGGTCAAATGTGTTATAACAACACTGACTTTCACAACTTGTTCTATGAGACCACCGCCAAACTCGCACAGGTTTCACTGGTTGACGTATTTATGGAACTTTGGGATAAACCCCTTATCCAAGAAATACAGTCTCAAATCGGAGATAAATCGGTTATGAGACAAATCATTACAGGAAAAAAAATATTACCTCTTCGTAGATTTTAAATAAAAAATATTTTGTTGGTAATTTGTAATGTTGTATCTTTGTGTTTCACAACACAAATACTACTACTATGACACAACAACAACAACAGTACCTCAAACTCGGTTCCAAAGAACGTCAGAAGTTATTCTTCATCGGAGAACAAATCTCAACGATGAACTACGTGGGTAAGTATCCTCATCACTACATCTATTCACCACCTGGTCTCGGTAAGACCCACACCGTTAACGACTCTATGAGACGTTCAGGTGTCAACTATTTCACTGTGACAGGGAATGTTTCGATGTATGCGTTCGGTCTTCAACTCGCGGTCATTCACTACCTGTGTCCGAAGGATTGTCATTCTATCATCTCCGTTGATGATTGTAATGAACTCTTCAAGAACGCAACTAACATCAACATTATGAAAAACGTGTTGGGTGAGAACCGTGTGTTCCATTATCAAAAGAACTTGGGTGGACTATACGACCAACTCGATGATACTCAGAAGAGTGCGATTGATATGTGTCTTGTCGAAGGACAATCAGGTTTCAAGGTCCCAACAGACAATATGATTTTCGTGTTCACCTCAAACGAGAAATTACCTTCTGAGGAGACCGCGAACAAATCACGTGACAAACATTTGTTAGCAATCACGGACCGTGTCACCAATCACGTTCTTGAGATGGATACATTCGTTCAATGGGGTTGGATTTCTGATGTTGTTCTCAACACCAATTCTTGTACCTTCGTGTCTGAGAATGTGAGACGTGAGTGTGTTCAATTCCTCTATGAGAATTGGAAACAGATTAAGGTGAAGTCCATCCGTACCGCAATCAAAATGTGTGAGGACGTGATGAAGTTCCCTAACAACTACAAACAATTTTGGTCAGTTCAATACATTTAACTATGACAAACATTCAAGAAATACTCGATAAGATTGGTAAGTCAGGAATAACAAAAGAATCCGTTGTTTCCTTCTACAGTAATAAGAGTAATACAAAACCTGTGTATGTTTTTGATTCTTCAGGGAATCTCATTGCAACACATCCATCAAACACAGTTTGTAGGAAAATCTACGGTGCAATGGTAGATAAACGTATTCGTTCAGGATTACAAGACCCTCAGGGTAGATATTTCAGTTACTTCAACGTGTTCAAACCGAAACAAAAAAAGACAATCAAAGGTCGACCTGTTGAACCGAAACCTATTCTTGTTTTCAAAAATGGTATTTACGTGGGTGAATATGAAAATTATCGTGTCTTATGTGACACTTTGGGGTTGGATTCGAGTAGAATATATAGAGTGATTAATGGAAAAAGTTCACATCATAAAGGTTACACATTCAAATACAAAAATTCCTTATCTTTGTAAAAATTATAACATCGGGGACAGGACACAATCTGAACAT